AGGGCCTGCCATCCGGCTCACCGAGGTTGACGATCCGATCAGCCACCCAGACGCTCCTTGAGGATGGTGGTGGAGATCCCCGTGGTGTAGGGGATGTAGATGAGCGTGATGCCGTTGTCGTCGAAGTAGTCGGGCGGGGTGGCGATCTGGGCGTAGTAGTCCTTCCTCGCCCAGTCGGTCCCGATGGCGATCACGTCCGGTCGGATCCGCTCGATGAGATCTCGTCCCGGCCCGTTGTTCTCGTGGCAGACGTAGCCCAGCTCTGCGATCAGGTCGCATCGCTCGTACCAGTCGAAGACTGGAGGAGCTCCCTTGTAGCGGGTCACGAAGGCATCCGAGTTGATCCCGACGAGCACCTCGTCAGCGAACGCCTCGCAGTGACGCAGGAAGGCGGCGTGGCCGGCGTGGGGGATGTCGAACGTGCCGATGGTCAGGAGCCGAGACACGTCTTCACCTTCTCGCGGTCCTCACGGAAGTACTTCCAGATCCACTGCATGAACTGCTGCTGGTCGCGGTACAGGAGGTCCGCGCTGTCGGTGTAGTCGTAGCCCACGTCACGCTCGCCCTTCTGGGCGGTGGGGTGCATGTGCTCGCAGATCACGTCACGAAGGTAGACCATCGAGTCGGTCGAGATGCCCAGCATCCGCCAGGTGTCGTCCATGTAGTGGTGGCGCTCGTGGGGGTTCGCGAACCACCCCAGGGCCTTCACCACCGAGCTGCGGATGTAGGTGTTGACCGGCTTGTCGTTGGGGAACATCTCCGACCAGAACTGGTCGTTGAGGTTCGCGAACAGGTGGGTCTCGAGCGCAACCGTCACGCACTCGTCCCAGCCCGGCGTCCGCATCCGGTTGTCGTCGGCCATCCAGCCCAGGATGTCCACGCCCTCGACAGCGACCATGGCCGCGATGTTCGTCCGCTCGATCATGTTGCCGGAGCAGGCGACGAGCTCCGTGTCCTCGAACAAGGACCGGTAATGGCCCAGGTTCGCGTCTCCCTCGTCGAGGACCACGATGACGCGAGTGTCGGGGAGGCGGCGGGTCTCGAGGATCGAGTCCACCGCCTCCCTGGCCTTCTCCGGTCGCCCTCTGGTAGGGAGGATGACCGCGATGCTCACCCTAGACGGTCGGGATGGGCGGATCGGCTGCCGGCGCGGCGGCGACGACGACCGAGAGCGTGGCCTCGGTGCCGGAGTCCCGCGTGCGGATGAGGTTGAGGGTCCAGGTCCCCGCCGACGGGAAGATGTAGTTGTTGAAGACGTGGACGCCGCTGGAGCCCGGGTTGAAGACGTAGCTCCGACCCTTCTCCTTGCCGCCCACCAGGAAGGCGATGTAGTAGTTCTCCGCCGGGGAGGCGGGGTACTGGTGCTGGCCCGTGGGCGTGTTGTCGATGGACCCGTCGTACCCGACGAGAGTGTTGTCGGGTGCGCCTGCCGTGGTGACGCGGCACACGGTGCGCTCTGCGGTGATCGAACCGGAGGCCGGAACGATAGCCAGTGTCGTCATCAGATATCTCCTCTGCTCGCGACTGAACCGAGCTCTATTCCTCCAGGGTCCAGTGCTGATCGGCCAGGCGGTCGATGGACAGCGTCCAGTCCCTGGGACTGCCTCCCGCGTCGAACGGGGTGGTGAAGACCTCCCGGTAGGGGCCGCCGCCCCACTTCTGTCCGAAGTACTCCCGGTTGAGGGGGAAGGTGTAGAAGTTCTGCCGCTGGAGGTGGTCGCTGGACCGCATCGTCGCGCTGATCTCGTGGGAAGCGCCCCATGGGAGCGACGTGACCTCGACCCCCGCCATGCGGCAGCGGTGCTTGTAGTCGTCGTCCTCGAAGTAGGCCGGGTGGAAGTTCTCGTCGAAGAAGCCAGCCTTGCGGACGGTCTCGCGGTCGATCCCGAACGCCGACATCCCGGCCAGAAGCACGAGGCCGCCGGTCTGGTCCATCGTCGTGATCAGCCGTTCGCAGTCCCCCTCGGCCATCGTCAGGTCGAAGTTGAAGATCCCCCACCAGGGTGCGAGGGGGCGCATCTTGATGATGTGGTTCCAGCTCGCGGCCACGCCCATGTTGTAGCCGGGCCAGACGTGGGTGAATGACGGGGCCCCCTCGGGGACCTCGTGGATCACGTCGCCGTTGTCGATCACGATGATCTCGCCCACCGTCACGTCGATGGAGTCGAGCATCCTCCAGAGGAGCTCTGGCCGGTTGAGGATCGGCACACCCAGGATGGGAATCATCGTGCGCTCGGGTAGTAGTGGTGGACGACCTGGGGGAGGAACGTGAACTTCACGCCCCCGGCGACCATCCGGTTCCACATGTCCCCGTCCTCTGGCAGTGCCCGTTCGATGCACTTCGGATCGTACCTGTAGCCCATGCCGTTGCGGTACACCTGTGCGCCGTCGCAGAAGGCCCCGAAGCCCGGCGGCCAATGGCCGGCGAGCTGGTAGCGGCCACCGGGCCAGTGGTACTCGCTCTGGCCGTAGGCGAAGTCCGCCTCCGCCGCCTGGGCGGTGCGGAGCAGAACCTCGATGTGGTCGTCGGTCCACTCGTCGTCGTCGTCGAGGGGCGCAACCCACTCCCCCTGGGCGTTGTCGAGGGCGTGGTTGCGGGCGTTCATGCCCAGGACCCACCAGCGGTGGTCGGGATCCTCGGGGTACTGCTGGCGCTCGATCCACCACAAGTGGACGCGCTTGTCGTGGAAGGCCGCGATCCGCTCGTCGAGCTCGTCCAGGGCCTCCCCACGCATCCCGTCGGCCACGATGTGGACCTCGAGCTCGCGGTGAGACTGACGGAGAACTGATGGAAGTGCGCGGCTGCACAGGACATCAGTTCTGGCGTATGTCGCCATGGTGACCGACACCAGCGTCACGGGCGGACGAGCCCCCGCAGGACCTCGACATCAGCCGCCATCTGGTTCGCCCGCCACGCCTCGAACGCGGCCCGGTCCGACTGGTACATCTCGGGCGCGTTGTTCGCCCGGTAGCTGTCGTCCCACTCAGCCTTGCCGACGGTGGGGTGCATGTGCTCGATCACGATGTCGGGCATGTAGTAGAGGCAGCCGGCGGCGCTGGCGAACGTCTTCCAGTAGTCGTCGATGAACAGGTGTCGCAGTGTCGGCAAGCCCATCCCGAAGGCCTCGACGATGGGTCGCGACACGAACCACTGGGTGGGGAGGTTCTGGCGCTGGAGGAGGTCGTCCCCGTAGGCGACCCCGGGGTGCTCCTCGAGGTAGTCGTCGATGGCTGCATCCCAGCCAGGTGTCCGAAAGCGGTGATCGTCCCCTACGAAGCCGACCACGGTCACGCCGGGAGGCAGGACCCAGGGATCCTTGATCGCCATGTTGAGCGGGGGGAGCATCCCGCCCAGGGCTGGCTTCTGCTCCAGGCGGTACGTCTGGACGGACGGCTCCTCGAGGTCGTTGGGGTAGTGGTCGCCCGTGTGGTCATCGGGGTCGATCACGAAGTAGAGCCTCGAGTCGAGATCGACCGCCGTGTCCTTGAACGTCTTCATCACCTCCGCAGCCGCACCAGGGCGTCCGCGTGAAGGGCAGATCACGGTGAGCACGAGATCCTCCAGGAGATCGGGGGGTCCGGCCAGGTTGCCACTTGATGAACCCCCCACGCAGGGCCTCAACGTATCTGATCTAGGCTTCGTCGTAGGAATAGTTGACCGTCTGCTGCGTCCAGGTGCCCGGGCCCGCGCTCGCCGCGACGGCAAGCTGGAGGACCAGGAACTTGGTGTACGAGGCGGTGTTCGCGGCGGTGTAGGTCGTGAGGTCCCACGTCGCCTTGGCCCCGGCGGTGTAGCTGGTCGCCACCGCGTTCGCGATGGTCGAGGCGACGGTGGTGCCCTGCTGGTACGTCACATACGCACCGGTCATGTACAGCGTGGTGGACGCGGCCACCGAGCTGTTGAACCAGACCTGGAACGAACGGACGTAGTTGCTGGGCGTAACCGTGATCTTGAGGGCGATCCACTTCTCATAGCTGTTGGTTCCAACAGTGATGGGGTTCGCCTGGCGGTTGGTGATGTCGTTGGTGGAGTTGTCGGCGCTGATCAGGTCGATGCCTGACACGTTGTCCGCGAAGGACCCGCCGGCAGAGCCGGTCTTGACCGAGAGAACGAGGGTGGCTGCCATGGTCTTCCTCTAGATTTCTCGACCATGGGATTGGTCAGCGGTGGCCTCCATGGGATTGGAGGAGGTCATCTCGCCCAGGATCCGAGCGATCTCGTCCTGGTTGGCCCGCACGCCCTCGAGGAGCATCTCCTGGGGCGTCAGCGCCTTGCTGGGGCTCGACGGCTTCGACGACCCAGCCGCCGGGGCAGGCGGCGGGGTCGCGACCTCCTTGGCCGAGAGCACGTCATCGACGGTCACGACGCCGAGGGGGGTGTTCGCCATGAGCTTGTTGTAGGGGTTCTCGGGGTCGTTCGGGTCTCCGAGCGGCGGACGGCCCTCGTCCAGCCGCGCCTCGTTCACCGGCTTCCAAGGCATGCCCGCGAGCGCCAACTTGTTGATGTTGGCCTTGGACATCGACTCCTTGATGTTCAGCCGCGTGAAGCGGAAGGCGAGGTTGTTCTTGGTGCCTCCGTAGCTCTCGTCCCAGACGATCTCCCGCGTGAAGTAGTCCTGCACGAGCGCGAGCAGCGGGCGAAGACCCCTGTCTTCGGTCATCTCCTGCTGGCTCTCTGCCGTGGCCCGGTTGATGTCGAAGGTCAGACCCAGGTCCTGCGGCGAGATCGCGTACACGGCGGCGATCTTCCGCACCAGGTAGTTGAGCCACTCCTGGTACTGCATCTCCCGGTTGGAGCCCCGGAAGGGGACGAACTTGGCACCCTTGGTGCCGCCGATGAAGGCCATCGCCCCCTTGCCGGCGACCTCGGAGGTCCAGTAGGACTTGAAGCCCTCGATCTGCTCGGGGCGAGCTCCCTCGCCCAGGTCCAGCAGGCCATCGGGGGCGGCGTTGGTCACCTGGCGGCTGTTGTACATCGACCCGTTGACCTCGGAGTCGATGGTCAGCTTCAGCGTCTCCAATGGAGAAAGCCCCAGGACGGAGTAGGTCCGGGGGTTCGCCATGATGTAGATGAGGTCCTCGTTGCGGAACGCTACCTCGTAGGTTGGCGTGGGGACCCACCAGTAGCGGGGCTCGTCGGGGCTGCCGTCCCACATGCTGTTGACGCGGATCTTGGCCCCGTCCACAGCATGCAGATAGGCGACCTCGCCACCCAGGGTCCGCTCCTTCTCGATGGTGCCGGCGTCGAGAACGAGGATGTCCTCGAGGATGGGCTCCACCCATGAGCGGAAGGACTCCACCGCCAGGTTGGGCCGGTTGAAGAGGTCGCGGAGCTCCTTCGCCAGGCCCTCATCGAACTTCTCCTCCTGGTTGAACGGGACGATGTCCCACTCGGCGGAGCTCACCTGTGCCTTGCGGATGTTGACCGCCGCCCGGACCCACTCGCTGTGCTCGGCCCAGTTGCGGAACAGGGCACCCGATGTCTTCCCGACCCGTCCACGCTCCTGGAAGATCAGGGAGCTGCTCCCCGGCGGGAGGTTCTTGGGGCTCGTCCGATACGAGCGCGTCAGAAAGTCAGTGATGATCCCCATCAGCGGAGCTCCCGGAAGTGCGCCGCGAGGATCTCGTCTCGCTTGGCGTTGAGGTGATCGGCTTCCATCCGCCGGTTGGCGGTCTGCACGGCCTCTTCGTAGGTCATCCGGTGCGTCTCGAGGCCAGCCATGATCGCGGCGAGGTATTCGGGCACGGGGCGCTTGCCGTCCCGGAACTCGAGCTCGATGGGCTGGGGGGTCGCGAACACAGCTACCTCGACTTGACGCTGCCGTAGATGAAGGTGTCGCCACCCAGGTCCATCGAGTACCCCAGGGCGTCCACGAGGTCGTCGTGACCCTTGGGGAAGGCGAGAAGCTGGGTCTCGAACGCGGATCCACGCAGGGAGATGTGATGGAGGACCTTGTGGGCCTCGTACCTGGCGGCCACGCCCCGTCCCCGGGTCGTCTTGTCGCCGTCCACCGGCTTGCCCTGGATCGGGATGCGGGGGTAGTCCTCCATGACCGTCTGGACCAGGGTGGACTGGAACTGGACCTTCTCGACGAGCACCAGGCCGATGTTGGGATAGGCCATCCAGCCGTCATGGACGAACTCGGCGTGGTGGGACTCGCGGCGGTCCTGGTAGGACGAGAGGACGTAGAACATGCCCTTGAGGGCGCAGCCCTGCTGGCACATGTCCTCGGCGGTCGTCACGCGGGCGGTGAAGTCGGCACGCTCCCGGGTGGAGCTCGCCAGGTCCACGCCCATGCGGAGCGTGTACTGGTGGCCCTCGGGGAGGACGCCGAAGTGGTCGAACGGGCCGTGGAAGATGTTGCCCTTGAGCAGGCCCGAGATGTCGTTCTGGTAGGCGCAGGAGAAGAGGGGCGAGCCCATCTCCTCGCGCTCCTTGAGGAGCCGTTCGACGGGCCAGTAGCTGGGCCAGTACGACACGAGCTGGCCCTGGTCGTCGGTCGTGAGGGCCGAGACGATGTGGTAGCGCCACCCGAAGCCGCCGTCGGCGGTGGGCTCCATGAACTTCTCGTACAGGTCGCCCTCACCCCAGCGGGTGCCGATGGCGACGACCACCCCGTCAGGGGCCAGGCAGGGCTTGAGGGTCTTCTTGAACCAGATCTCGACGCCTTCCTGCTGGTCGATGGTCTGGGTGTTCTCCTCGTCCAGGATGTCGTCGAGGAGCAGGAGGTCGAACCGCTTGCTGATGATCGCGCCGCCGACCCCGACGGCGAACATCGTCACGTCCTTGGAGCCGAGCCAGCGGCTGCCGGCGCAGAGCCACTCCTTGTCGGTCCACTTCTCGCCCGAGGGCATCGAGTCGGGGAAGACCAGGCGGTGTGCCGGGTTGGACTGGATCGTGTACTTGACCGCCCGGCTGAAGTCCTTGGCCTGGGTGTCGGTGTTGGACACCATCCCGATGCGGATGTCGGGGAACTTCCCGACCAGCCAGCAGCACAGGATCGTGTTGTCCCAGGTCGTCTTCGCCCCGCCACGCGGCAGGAGGTAGATCTCGTTCTCGCGGTAGAGGATCGCCTCGAGCGTCTCCGCGACCATGTCTCGGTGGTGCTGGGCCGGGACGTACCCGAAGACGAGCTCGCCGTAGGCGAGGACCGCGTCTACGCTGTCAGTTCTCGCCAGTTCGACTAAGGCGAGGGATCGGAGATCGTTCAGCTCCCGAGGCCCCAAGGCCTCGAGTTGCCTCAACAATGCCTCGAAGAATGTCGGCTCCGACTCCGCCAGCAGAGAGGCTGATGCCAAGGCTGCGCTCCTCGGTGATGCTCGACGGGCGGTTGAACAGGACCTGGAGGCGGTCGATCAGCGCGGCCACGTCGGCGGGCTTGATCCGCATGATCGGGATGCCCGTGTCGATCACGGTGCCGTCGTCCTGGACGCTCTTGACCGTGTCGGCCATGTCGGCCATGAGCTTGAGGATGGCCCGGTCGATGGCCTCGA